GCAACAGGGATTGCCACTATAAAGGGGACGACCGTGCTAAGTGCCAAGAAGAAAGGTTGCGGGTAGATCGCTTGGATGTAGTTCCAAGTCATGTCCAGACCACCAAACCAAACGAACAAGGTGAGGACTGCCAACCAGATCAGTTGCATGATGATCATGGCTTGCATGGTGTAGCTGAAGAGATAGCGGGAGAAGATTTTCATTTTTCTAGTGATTCGAATGTTTTGTCTATGAGGTCGTGTAGTTCTTCGGTGATTGTGTCTCGTTGTGATACTGAGTGGTAACTAGCCCATTCTGCTATAGCGAGAAAGAGTTGATCTTTGCATTTCTTGATGTTGCGCTGACCGTGCATGGGGAGATCGTAGGAAACGGTTGCTTCGTTCATAGGTTACTTAGGGAGGAGATCAAACTGTGCATCGACAGTTTCCTTGTTGTGCCTTTCGAGCGCGGAGTGAATCTGCACCTCTAGCTTCTGCAACTCCTCTTTGGTGTTGGAAGGCTTAAAGGTTCTGATCCCCATCAGTGCGCCAAGGACGCTGGAGAGTTCGGAGCGGAGCCTATCGGTAGCTTCCCTTTCAGCGGAGATGTTTTTGTCTGTCATGCGGGTATTATATCAGGTGTGAGAGTGGGCGCAAGCCTTTTTTAATGTTTTTTATTCCCAGTCAGAGGGGAAGACATCGGGGTGAAGGACGAGTGATGCTTCGCGCTCGCGCTCGGCTTCCAACTCCTCGAAAGCCTCCTGCATCTCTTCGTGTTCCTCTTGACCGATCTCGTAGTGTTCCTTAGTCATGCGAGCATTATAGCAGACCAGCCCACAGGCGCAAGCGAAAAACGCATTTATTTTCTTTTTTTTTACCCTCGTAACTCACTTAGTATCAATGAGTTACGCAAGGCGGGGTAGGGCCGTCCCCGTAACTCGCTGACAGTTAACGAGTTACGAGGATGTTATGACACCAACCACGGAAAGTGTTAGAGAGAGCCTAACGGAAACTCTTCATCGTTTAGTGGAACGGGAGTTGCCTTAATCTTAACTGGCTTGGGAGGTTCGCCATGAACGACCTCATACATGGTTCTGAAAGGAGGCTCCGTTGTATCATCTGGTGTCCGCACTACATCGAGATCCTCGAAACCTTCACCAACAAACTCGATGGGGAAACAAAGAGGGTAACCACCCAAGTCAGGCTCGGTCATGTCAACCATGTAGAGCTTGCCGTCTTTAACTGTGAGCCTAAACCCAGTATCAATTGCTGCTTCCAACAATGCTGCCACCATTGATTCATTGTGTGTTATCATAGTCTTAGCGTCTTTCATTATATTGATTATCCTTCGGTGTGAGCGAATGCGTCTGCAACTATATGCAAGTCACCAGTAAGTTCAAGAATCCATTTCGCTTTTTTGCGGAAGTCTTTTTGTCCTGACTGGTAGATGGCTTGCCTAGCGATGAAGGCGAGGGCTTGCGCGGGAAGACCAGCCTCCTCACACTTTTCCTCTAGAGTAGATGCGAGTTTCCAAACGGAGTCATAGTTGGGTGCCAACCGCAACGCTTCACAAATTACATCGTAGGTGTTAGGTGTCTTCTTGCTCATCTACGGGTATTATAGCTAAATAGGCGAAATAGGCAAGCCCTTTTTTAATCTTTTTTTTGCCACGGATGCATCTTTGGTAACTTTTGTAACTCCTTGAGTATCAAGGAGTTACGGAGGAAGGGCAGGGCCGCTCCCCGTAAGTCGTTGAGCGCCAACGGGTTACATCGGTATCCCGTCATCATCACTCGACCACGCGGGATCGCGATCCCCCATCTCAGCGTGGACCTGCGCGAGCAGCTCCTGCACCTCCTCGGGGTTGGGGTTGAACACACCTGCGCGGGGGCCGTCCGCGAGGGAGTCAATGAGTTCCTCGGGGCGGGTGGTGATGAAGTCGTGAAGCTCAGTCATGGGGGAATACTACCACACTTCGGGCTAACTGCAACGCTTTTCTTTGCTTTTTATTTCCATACGTAAGTCGTTGACGCTCAACGAGTTACGCAGCGCGGGGAAGGGGGCCTTTCGTAACTCCTTTACGCTTAGTGGGTTAGTCCCACTTGTCGAAGAGAACCTTGTTGCCCTTGGTGAACACCCGCTGGCGCAGGACAGGACAGCCCTCCACGCCCTCGTAGCGCACGGTGATGTTGCCGCTCATCGCAGCCGCCTTCTTAGGCGAGGGTGACATACACACACGGGTCACTGACCCGCACTCCCAGTTGCCCCCGCACGAAGGAGGATTCTGCATGTATTCGATTTCTGTCATCTTGTAGAGGTTGGATTGTCTAGCCATGAGAGTAGTATAGCACAATCGGGGCGAACCGCAAGCCTTTTTTTGTTTTTTTTCTAGGTCGCAGGACAGAATATAAATAGCTAAATAGGGGAATAGCGGGGCATTTCTGCTGAAAGATGCATATCTGATAACTTCTGTAACTCATTGAGCGTCAACGAGTTACGGAGAACGGGCAGGGCCGCGCTGCGTAACTCTTTGAGTATCAGTGACTTACGAGGCTTAGTTGCCTCGCTCCTCCTGATCGCGCCAGTAGTCAGCCACGGCTTGCAGCTCTTTGGCATCCTGCTCGGGATTAGCCATCTGCCTCTCCACCGCCAACTCAGCGGGGGTAGAACAGCGCTCCCAATGCGCCTCGTATGGGTCAGGCCCACCCGTGGTGGCATCAGCCAGCTCGGGATACGTCTCGATTGCCTCCTCACGGGAGGCGAAGCCGCTCACCATCCCAGCGACCTGACGCTCTCCGATGGAGAGGGCGAGCTGCTCGCTCGCGGTCCCACCCACAATCCAGCGGGTCATGGTGTCCGACCGCCTAGCGGCACACACCACGTAGTAGTTGTCGGACGGGCGGGTCATGATGTCTGTCTCAGTCATGGGAGTAGTATAGCAGAGTGGCGGCTAAACGCAAGCCCTTTTTGCGTTTTTTATCACTTTTTTTTTGCCTCGTAACTCATTGATTATCAACGAGTTACGCGGGGCGGGGAGGGCGGCTCGTCGTAACCCGTTGACGCTTAACGGGTTACGACTTGACTGAGGCTGTTAGATTCTGTTAGAGCCTGTTAGAGAGTCGCCTTGGCTAGTCGCCTCTTGCGGTTCTTCTCATGCGTCCGCTGCAACCGAATGGCTTTGTTCTTGCGGTTACGGCGTAGCTGCAAGCGGTGCTTGCGCTTCCCGTGTTGGATGGCTTGGGTCTTGGTCATAGTGTTAGAAGATTGGGTTGTCAGTGGTAGCGGCTTTCTCTCTCGTCACCCAGCAGTCGTCACTCTTGACCATCAGGTTAGCCTTGACCAGCCTGACCTTGGTAGCAGTGGTGATGCCAGTAGACTCTGCCATCCTGACCTCCTGCATACAGTTGAGCAGAACAGCGAAGATGCTTTCGGCGGTATCACGGAAGTGACGGATGTCACGCCTGTCTGCTATAGCCTCCTCACAGAGATCAGAGAGAACGGAGCGAGCGTGATCGGGGAGCTTGATGATCCTTGCTGGGACCGCGCCACCCGTGCGCTTGGCCTTGAGCATTTCGACAACGATGGAGTAGATGACTGCTGGTTTCATAGTGGTAGTAGTATAGTTTATTGAGAGAGAGATGCAAGCTCTTTTTTAAGCTTTTTTATTTCGTCCACAAGGTCTTGTGGTAGTTGACCGTTTCCTGCTGACCAGAGAAGTCTGCGAAGGCGTTTCCTTTTTCTTTCGGTCTCAGTCATGGTAAGAGTTAGCTGCAACGCTTGATGTGGGCGAGCTTGGCCTTTTCCTGCTCGGTGAGAGGGCGCGGACGAAGAGCCTTGGCACGGCGCTCGATCTCATCAAGGTATTCGGGAGTGAGGCTGGTGAGTTTGGGCGTGGGCGCGGGGCGCACCACGATGTCGTCATTCCTGTTTTGATTGAACATGAGAGTAGTATAGCAGAGATTGAGAGAAACGCAAGGATTATTTTCAGTTTTTTTACCAGCTGTAATCATTGCTCAGGTGGCGATCATCATCCTCGGGGACTATCTCCACGATGTCATCCTCATGAACTGGCATCCCGAATGGGAACTCTTCGCGGCCTACAATGGCACGGAAGAGAATGTAAACGTGACCCTCTGGGCAATCATCCTCATGAATCTCGGGGTCGTGGAGGGTTACCTCGCCCACAAGCTCGACACCTTCGTGTTCGAAGATTACGGTATCGCAGTCCTTGAGGAAGTCGATGGTGGAACTGAAGGTGGTCTTTGTCTTAGTCATGAGAGTATTCTAGCAGAGGTGAGCGGAAACGCAAGTTTTATTTTCAGTTTTTTCTCTCTTTTTTCACCCGCTCCTTGGCGGTTCTGATTGCCTCTTCACACGCTTTCACGTAGGCTTCTCGGTTCTTCATTACCTCCGCGCTGCGAGGGGCGTTGATGGTGTAACGAACGACCCGCAACTCATGCTCTCTTCCCTCGGGAGAGTCAGAGTCAAGGATAGCATCCACCCTGTTAAGGTCGATCCAATCCTCTCCACCATCCTCATCCATGATCTGGACCTCGTTATTTTCGAGAGCCGTATCAGTTACCAATCCCCAAGTGTTACCATCGAACACTACCTCGCTACCGTTGCAGATGCTTTCCTTAACTGTCATGCTAGTAGTATACCACAATCCCAGCGAACCGCAAGAGAAAAGATGCATTTTTAACAACTTTTTTTTTCAATTAAAAGCTTGACAAACCCCACCCCATTTCTGAGAAAAACCAAAGGGGTTTGTGTGTTAATCACGGGGGGGGAGTCCATTATCAGTTTATCAACGGAGAAGCCCCCACCCATTTCTCTGGCCGCTGCGAACGGGGCATGAGTTGTATTTATTGTTTAAAAAAAATAGAGCACATGTATAATAATGGAATGGACGCTATAACTAAGTATGTTCCACTGGCAGCGGGGATCATGTATACGGTTGTCGGGGTGGCGTATTTTATGAAGCGGGACATTGGTTGGGGTATTATCTGGGTATCTTATGCTACGGCAAATTTTGGTCTTATGGTAGTTGGTAATCAGTAAAACGGTGTAAATTAAACAAATGAGTTTATCGTATAGTAATTTGCCTGTATATATTGGTGCTGCTGGCATTGGGAGTATTCCTCAAGAGACTAGCGCCTATGTTCCTGCTACACAGGCCACTGTAAATTACAATACAAATCATATCCCCCAAAGAAAACTTGGAAGCACAATAGATTCTTCTAATCAGTATGGCTTTGCAGGTGCTTTAACGGCAGACATTAATGTTAATTGTATTCTTCAGGATGGAATGCATTCTGGGTTTGATTTTTTAAAAGCCGCCAATCAAGAAGATTTTGTTACAATTAGTATTGGCACTGGGAATTATTTTAATAAGTGCTACGCGACAGATGTCACTGTAAATATTTCCCCGTATGCCCCCGTTACTTTGAACACAAGGTTTGTTTCTCTTGATCCCCCTACCCAAACGCAAATTAGCGGCGATCCTAGTCCTTATTCTGGAATGGATATACCTTTTACTGGTGATGACGTTGCTTATGGTCATACCTGTTCCGTATCAGATGCGGGAAATCTTTTAAATGATGTCCAATCCGATATAAGCTTTAGTAGAAAATATGCCAGAACGCCCGTTTTTGAAATTGGCTCTGTAAATGCTAGCACAATGCTCTTAGACGGTATAGATGAAGAATTGAGAATTAGTTCTACTGGTTTAAATACTTTAATTAACTTTAGTGGTGAAGAGTTGACTGGCTTAGTGCGAATCTCGATACAAGGCGCGGGTGTAGGAATGAGTGACCCTATTATTCATTTAATAAGCTTTGAGTCGGGTGCTAGAGTTTTATCTGAGGATTACTCTATTGAGGGGGGCAACACCTTGGCAACAACCACAACAATAAAACAAACTATTCTCTAATTTTAGTGTAACTATACTTATATAGTATGGCACTTAAAAAATTGTCTAATATACAGTTGGAGCCGCACTTTCATCACTCCATTAAGTTTAAAAAGAGGGACTTTAAGTTCACGACTCGTCAGCGGCGTTTTTTGGCGACACTTCTCGACCCAGAAGTAAAAATCTTGTTTGTATCGGGTCCAGCAGGATCAAGCAAGACATACATGTCTCTTTACGGGTCTTTGCGCCTTATGGCAGAAGACTCCGAAAAAGAATTATTGTATGTGAGGAGTATTGCAGAAAGTGCGGATAAAGGTTTGGGTAGTCTACCAGGAGATATGACGGAAAAGTTTAATCCTTTTCTGATGCCCCTATACGACAAGCTTGAAGAAATTGTTTTTGAAGGTGACACGGCCTTCTTGAAGCAAAAGGGTAGAATATCTGCGGTCCCTATAAATTTTTTAAGGGGGGCGCACTGGAACAACAAGTTGATTGTCGCAGACGAGGCTCAAAACTTTACTTTTAAGGAATTAACGACTCTTGTTACTCGCTTAGGGGAGGGGAGTAAGTTAATTATTTGTGGGGACTTCATGCAGAGTGATATCAATGGGAGAACTGGCTTCAAAGAGATGTTTGGTTTGTTTTCTGACGAAGACTCTGTTCAAAACGGCATTCACTCCTTTAGTTTTAATAGAAATGACATTGTTCGTAGTAAAATTTTAAAATTTATCATATCCAAATTAGAAACACATAAAAAAGTGTAATACTATATGTATAAGCAAGAATAAATGTCAACGCGACAGCGGCGAACAGCTTTTACATATATACGACTAATGACTTGTTTAGTTTAGAAAAATTACATTTTTAATATATAAATATATAGTATGGCTCATTTATTTTGTCACAGTTGTGGAACCAAACTTTCTTACGCTCATGCGAAGCCTAATTTTTGTGTGAAATGTGGACAGCAGCTCAATGCTTCTGCTTCCACAAACACCTCCGCAGGAATGCCAACGTTGGAGAAGTCAGTAGAACTATCTGCTGACGAGACAGACGCTTCATATGTCCCTCAAATTCAAAGCTTTCAAATTGAAGTTGAGCACGACCAGAGCAACTCTATGACTTTAGGTTCATTAATGGGAGAGCCAGCTCCTTCAGAAAACAGAAGGGTTAATAAATCTCGTTCTATTAATGAATTTCTTGATGAGAAGAAAAAAGAAAGGTGAATACACATACGAGGATTTTTCCGATATAATTGACGCAGCCATAAAAAGGCAACAGTTTAAATGGAGACTAAAGGCGGTTAAGTGGTTTGACTTCGAAGATGTAGAACAAGTTATAAAACTACATATAGCCAAGAAGTGGCATATGTGGGATCAAGAACGCCCCCTTGAACCGTGGATAGGGCGAATTATATCTAATCAAATTCGTAACCTAGTTCGTAATCACTACGGTAACTATATTAAGCCTTGTTCAAATTGCAAGTTTGCAAGAGGAGATGATTGTTCAGCAACATTAAGTAAAAAACAAGATTCCAGTTGCAGTATTTATGCTAAATGGGAAAAGTCTAAAAAAACAGGCTTAGAATTAAAAATCCCTCTTTCTACAGAAGATTTTGTTAAAGAGGTCAGGAGTAGGGAATATACAGATTTTGATTTTGATGGTTCTCTTGCAAAGTTAGATGTGCAAATGAAGATAAAGCTAACTCCAAATCATTACATAGCATATCGAATGTTATACTTTGATGAGAAGACGGAAGAGGACGTAGCTCGCTTTATGGGTTACAAGATATCTCCTCAAAAAAAGAAACTGGGATACCGCCAAGTAAAGAATTTAAAAAAGAAGTTCCTAGAAACGGCGATGGAAATCCTTGAACAACAAGATATTATAGGAAATGGAGCTGACTGAAGAACAGAGGCAGTTTTTGAGGGAAAACGCTTCCAAAGTTCCTAATCTCATTGATTTAACAAAACAATGTTTTAAGGACAACTCTTTGGACGGAAGATCCAAGGAGGGGAGGGCTGTTAGAAAGTTTTTAGTAGAAAACTCTATTGATTTCAGAACTACAAGTCGCCCTCCAGCAGAAATCATTGAATTTACCGATGAACAGTGTGAATTCATCATTCAGCAAGCTGAAACAGGTCTTTCTTCTTTGGAAATTGCTAAAATTGTATTTCCTTCTCGCAACGTTAAGCCTTTAAGCGCTGAACAAAGAGCTGTCTTAGCTAAAATCAGAGAAGTTAACCCAGACATTCTTCCCTCACAAGACAGCGGAGCGTTAAATTCATATCTTTCGCCAAAGTCTCCGTCCCGAATCATCAAGAAAATTAATGATGCAACGGGATTAGGTTTAGAAGAGTCTCGCCTTAATAGGCAAAAACAAGTTTGCGTCGAAAAACTTGGAACTAACCTTTCAAACTCTAGATTTCTTAAAATTATTAACAATTATCTCAATGAAGAAGACAGAGTTCTCTTTGAGCATGAGTTTATACGTTTAACGTGGGATAAGCCTGATCTTACAGCAGATGAAATTAATTTATATTTAAATGCCTGTAAGGAGGTAATTAATTTGGAGGTAATCAGCACTCACTTAAATAAATTAAACAATATGTTTGATGAAGCTGACGAGCAACAAGAGATGTCTATTCGTCTAGCAGAAATTATTAAAGCTAAGAGTTCTGAATATCATCAATGCGAAACTCGTATCGAAAACCTTACTAAAAAGCTTCAAGGTGATCGGGGGGAGAGGATGAAGAAGATGCAGAAAGAGAATGCTTCGTTTCTTTCTATTGTTCAGCTTTTTCAAGAAGAAG